TGCTCCGGGCCAGCTACTACGACGGCAAGCGCGCCATCCGCCAGGTCGGTTCCGTGATCCCGCCGCAGTACTACCGGCTCGGCCTCGTGCTCGGCTGGTCGGCGAAGGCCGTCGACATGCTCGCCCGCCGCTGCAACCTCGACCGGATGATCTGGCCCGACGGCGACCTCGACACGCTCGGCATGGCCGAGCTCTGGGACGCCAACCGGCTGGACTCCGAGTTCAACCAGGCCGAGACCTCCGGGCTGATCCACGCCGTGTCGTTCCTGATCACCACCAAGGGCGGCGAGGGTGAGCCTGGGGCGCTGATCCACGCCAAGGACGCCCTGTCGGCTGCTGGGCACTGGAACAGCCGCCGGCGGGCGCTCGACAGCCTCCTGTCGATCAACCAGCGCAACGACAAGGGCAAGCCGAGTGCGTTCACCCTGTACCTCGACGGCCTGACGATCATCTGCTCGAAGGCCGGCAACAACCGGTGGGTCGTCGAGGACCGCCAGGAGCACCCGTGGGGCGTTCCCGCTGAGCCGCTCGTGTACCGCCCCCGCACCGGCCGGCCGCTCGGTTCGTCACGGATCTCCCGGACCGTCATGTCGCTGCATGACCAGGCGCTGCGCACCGTGATCCGCATGGAGGGCCACGCCGACATCTACTCGTTCCCGGAGATGTGGATGCTCGGCGCCGACTCGTCGATCTTCCAGGACGCCCAGGGCAACCAGCTCGCCTCCTGGCAGATCATGCTCGGCCGCATCAAGGGCATCCCCGACGACGACGACGCCCAAACCCCGCGCGCTGATGTCAAGCAGTTCCCGGCATCTGACCCGCGGCCCCACCTGTCGCAGCTCGAGCAGCAGGCCCAGTTCTTCTCCGGTGAGACCTCCATCCCGCTCACGTCGCTCGGCGTGTCCGACCAGTCGAACCCGACCTCGGCCGACTCGTACATCGCCTCCCGTGAAGACCTGATCGCCGAAGCCGAGGGCTGCACCGACGACTGGACCCCCGCCGTCCGGCGCACCATCACCCGGGCCCTCGCCATCCAGAACGGCGAGTCCACCATCCCGCCCGAGTGGTCGACGATCGCCCCGAAGTGGCGGAACCCCGTCTACGTCTCCCGAGCCGCAGCCGCCGACGCTGGGTCGAAGCAGATCGGAGCGGTGCCCTGGCTCGCTGAGACCGAGGTGGGCCTCGAGCTCCTCGGTCTCGATGACCAGCAGATCACCCGCGCCCTCGCCGAACGCCGGCGGCTCGGTGGATCCGCTGCGCTCCGTGCCATCACCGCAGCGGTGGAGGCCAACCAGCCCGTGGTGACCGGTGCCGGTCCTGCTGGCAGCTGAGGCGCACCGGCGCGACGTCGCCACGCTCGTCTCGCTCGCCCGCAACGACCTCCGCCTGCTCCTCGCCCCCCTCGACACCGCCGAGGCCGTCCGCGACGCCCTCCTGCTCTCCCTGCCCGATCTCGTGGACCTGTACGGCTCCGCAGCCGCCACGCTCGCCGCCGACTGGTACGAAGACCTCCGAGCCGACGAGGAGATCCGGGGCCGGTTCACCGCCACCCCCGCCACGCTCCCCGACGCCGGCCGGTCCGAAGCACTCGCCCGGTGGGCCGTGGACCCGATGTTCACCGCCGACCCCGACAAGCTCAAGGCGCTCGAGCGGGCATCGGGCGGCCTCCAGCGGATCATCGCCAACGGATCCCGCGAGACCATCGCCGGCTCATCGATCGACGACCTCAAGGCCAACGGGTGGCAGCGAACCGGGCGGGGCGCCTGCGGGTTCTGCGCCATGTTGATCTCGAGGGGCTCCGTCTACACCGAGTCGTCCGCTGCCTTCGCCAGCCACGACCACTGCAACTGCTCAGCGGTGCCCGCCTTCGACGGCCTACCCCGCCCAGTGCAGCCCTACACCCCTTCGCTCCGGCAGGCCTCGAAGGCCGACCGGGCACGGGTGCGCGACTACCTCGCCACCCACTGAAGCCTCCCGCACCAGCGGGGTCACGCCTACGTGCAGCGGTCAATGCGCGGACCAAGGAGAACAGCAATGCCCGAGACCACCCCGGACGGCACACCCGACCCGAGCGGATCCACGTCCACCGCTCCCGCCTTCGAGCCGATCACCTCCCAGGAGGCGTTCGACAAGGCCCTCGGCCCGCGCCTCGAGCGCGAGCGCGGCAAGTTCGCCGACTACGAGGACCTCAAGGAGAAGGCCGGCAAGTACGACGACCTCGAGCAGGCGAACAAGTCCGACCTCGACAAGGCGAACGAACGGGCCACCACGGCCGAGGCGAAGGCGGCGGAGATCCCCGCCGAAGTCGCCAAGGCCCTGCGCGTCCACCTCGTCGCCCTCCACGAGATCAGCGCGGACGACGCCGAGTTGTTCCTGACCGCGACCGACCCCGAGCTGCTCGTGAAGCAGGTCAACGGGCTCATCGGCCGAGCCGGGGCCGCCACCGATGCGGCCCGCAAGAACGGCAACCGGGTCCCCCGCGAGGGGACCAACCCGCCAGCAGGCGGAGAGGACAGCGACATGCGCGAGTTCGTGCGTGGCCTGTTCCCGCAGCGCACCTGACCCAACAAGGAGAAACTCCCATGGTTGCATTCGCAACCGGATCGCTCACGATCCCCAAGCAGAAGATCGACCCCTGGCTGGGGAAGATCAAGAACGGCTCCGCCGTCGCCACCCTCTCGACCCCGACGCCGATGACCTTCGGTGAGGGCGAGTCGTGGACCTTCGACATCGGTGAGGCCGAGTACGTCGCCGAAGGCGGCGACAAGGGCGCTTCGACGATCACCCCCACGTCGAAGCCGATCAAGCCGTTCAAGTTCCACAAGACCCTCCGGTTCAACGAGGAGGTGCTGTGGGCGAACGAGGACCGGCAGCTCGAGGTGATCGACGAGATCCTCGACCTGGTCCAGCCGGCGCTCTCCCGGGCGCTCGACTTCGGCATCTTCCACGAGATCAACCCGACCGGTGGCGCCGTCGTCGCCGCCATGAACGGCGGTCTCACCGACACCACCAACACGGTGGAGTACGTCGCGGCGAACAAGCCGTACGTGAGCCTGGACGCCGCTGACGCCCTCGTGATGGCCGATGGGTACGCCCCTCGCGACATCGCCATGGCGCCGGCCTACGCCTCGCTCTTCTCGTCGCTGCGCGGCACCAACTCTGAGCAGAAGCTGTTCCCGAACTTCGTGGTCGGGACCGAGGTCAGCGAGCTCGACGGCCACCGGGCGTCGGTGTCGAACACCGTGAGCGGCACCGGCGTGATCTCCGTCGACACCAAGGTGCTGGCGTTCGTCGGCAACTTCGACACGATCCGCTGGGGCGTCCAGAAGTCGATCGGCCTCAAGGTCATCGAGTACGGCGACCCCGACGGCAGCGGCGACCTGCAGCGCAAGAACCAGGTCGCGTTCCGTGCCGAGGTCGTCTACGGCTGGGGCATCGCCGACCTGAACGCCGTGGCGAAGATCCACGACCTCGCCTGATGAGCCGCTTCGAGAACCTCACCACCGGCGCCGTCTTCAGCGTGGACGACTCCAAGGACCACCGGTACACCGGCGATGGGTACAAGCGCCTCGGAGCCGCCCCGGAGCCGGTCAGCACCCAGGTCCCGGAGCCCAACCCGAACCCGAACCCGGAGCCCACCCCGGCGCCGGTCGAGGAACCGCCCCGCAACGGCCCCGGCTCCGGCCGCGAGGCGTGGGCCACCCACGCCGCCGCGCTCGGTGTGGAGACCGCCGAGGACGCCACCCGCGACGACATCATCGCCGCGGTCGACGCCAAGACGGCCGAGAGCCAGCCGTGACCGTCGTCGCCGGCTACGTCGACCGGGAGAGCGGCAGGGTCCACCTTGCCGCCGACTCGGCTGCCGTGGCCGGCGACGGGCTGGTCCTTCGCAAGGACAAGATCCACCACCTCCCGATGGGCGTGGCTGACCGGGCGGTCATCGGCTGCGCTGGGTTCTCCGCCCTCGGCCACCTCCTACAGCGCCACCTGAAGCTTGACGCCGCCCCCGACGGAGACGCCGACGGCCACGCCTGGGCACAGGCCACCGCCGAGGCCATCACCGAGATCGCACTCGAGCACCATCTGGTGGACCCTGACGACGCCGGGCGCGCCGACCTGGCATGCCTTCTCGCCTGGCACGGCCAGATGTGGACCGTCAGCCACGACCTCGCCGTCCCCGTCGAGCGGTACCACGCTGTCGGCCACGGCGCAGCGGTCGCCATGGGCGCCATGTGGGCCTGCGACCAGGTCCAGCGGGCGCAGCCCAGCGAGATCCCCGGGCTCGCCGTCGCGGCCGCCATCGAGCACATGGACGGCATCAGCGGCCCCGTCACCACCGCATCCACCCGGGAGGCCTGATGGGCGCCGCCGTCACGATCACCCCCGCCGACCTCGCACCCTTCGCCGAGATCCCCCAGGCCAAGGCCGAGGCGATGATCGAAGACGCCATGGCTCGCGCCGCGGTGGTCGCCCCGTGCATCACCTCCGACCAGTTCGAGCACACCGCAGCGGCGAAGGCCATCATCCGAGGCGCCATCCTCCGCTGGCACGAGTCCGGATCCGGGGCGCTGACCTCCAAGTCCAAGACCACCGGGCCGTTCTCGGACTCCGAGAGCATCGACACCCGCCAGGCCCGCCGGGGCATGTTCTGGCCCTCAGAGATCGACGAGCTCAAGAGCCTGTGCAGCACCGCCGGCAGCGGCGGGGCGTTCTCCGTCGACACCGTCGGGTTCACCTCGGCCCACGCACCGACCTGCTCGCTGAACTTCGGCGCGACCTACTGCTCCTGCGGAGTGGACATCGCCGGGGTCCCGATCTTCGACCCGGAGCCCTGATGGCCACCGTCCTGCGGGTCCGACGCACCCCCGGCGGCCGGGACGCCTACAACGACCCGATCCCCTCGGGCGAGACCCGGGTGGCCATCACCGGATGCGCCATCGCACCCCGCTCGGAGCCGGAGCCTGACGAGCGCGGCCGCAACGGCACCATCGTCGGACTCACCCTCTACGCACCGCTCGGCGCCGACCTCGTCTCCACCGACCTGATCCAGGTCGACCTCAACGACCCGAAGGACCTCCACGAGATCGAGGACGAGGTCGGCCAGTGGAGCCACCCCGACGACCCGGCCCACGGGGGCCTGGTGGCAGCACTCAAGCGGGCGCGCGGCTGATGGGGGCGTTCAAGCGGAACTCGCCGGGCATCGCCGGGATCCTCAAGGGACCCGACACCGAGGCGCTCGTGGCCCGGGCGCTCGAGAAGTGCGCCGCTGCCGCCCAGGCGGATACCGACCTGCCGATCGAGACCGAGACCTACACGACCGACCGGGCGGCGGGCGTCATCGTCATCGCCCACCCGGCGGGCATGGCCGAGCAGGCCAAGCACGGCACCCTCACCCGGGCTGCCGCCTCGATCGGAGCAGAGGTGCGCGAGAAGTGACCGCCACCCCGCTCCGGTTCCCTGACGTCGAGACCTGCGCCCGGGACCTGCTCGACGACCTCACGCCCGGTCCGGCCACGGTCGGCATCGCAGTCCCCGCCGACTGGGACAAGGCCGAATCGCCCCCGCACCTCCAGGTCGCTTGGGACGGCACGCTCACTGCCTCGTCCCGGCTGATCGCCACCGCCACCATCCGGGTGTGCGCCTGGGCTGGCAGCGCCACCGCCGCCAAGGCCGCCGCACTCGACGCCCACGCCCGCCTGTGCGCACACCGCGGCGGGCACAGCATCAACCTCATTCGCCCCGGCGTCGGCCCGGTCCCTGTGACCGACCCCGACACGGGCGCCGACCTCGCCTGGTTCACCGTCCGGGCGACGGTCCGCTCGACGCCGCTCTAGCGGCCCTGGAGCCCACAGACCGCCGTCCCCGACCCGGGGCCGGCGTCAACCCGTGCTGCCACCTCGGCGGCACCCCGAACACGTAGGAGGCCCGCTATGGGTGACGTGACCAATGTCGAGGACTGGGCTGACGCCGACGTCCTCATCGCCCCCATCGGATCGACGCTCCCCGCGACGGAGAACGACCCGTTCAACTCGGACTGGAAGTCCGTCGGCTACATCGACG